GCTTGCTGTTGAAGCGGGCTAAATCCTGCTACATAGTCTGATGGATTTTGACTGTATGGTTGATATGGTTTAATACCAGTAATATTGACATTACCATTAGCATCGGTGTTAGTATTAAATAGCTGTTGCTGAGTAGCACCTAACATGGATTCAACATAGGGCTGAGCATAATCAGGAATATTGGTATTTTGTACAGTGGTTTGAGTTGGAGCTGTAGATGGCGCAGGAGCGGAGCCACCACCGCCTCCACCATAAATGCGTCCACCGCCAACTTTATGTTGAGTTACGGAATCACCTAGGGTTTCCCCCAATGCATATAGTTGGCGTTTTGAATAATACATATTTATCCTAACATCTTAGTAAAGACTTTATCTGTCCATTTATATCCCAAATACTCAAACAGTCTTGAATTATCTAAATGCACCTTAGTGTGCATGACAATTCGATTAACTCCAAACTGCTTTAATACTTTTTCAGCGTACTGAAATAACTTAATTCCTACTCTACCTTTGCGATAATCTTTTTTCACAAAGTACAAATCTTCAAATGCGGTAACACAAGAGCGATAGTGCATATGGCGGCTAATCGTAAATACAATATAGCCAATCAATTCACCATCAAAGCGGCAAGTAATACACCGCAACATCCTAGCTTTTGCTAGTGCCTGATACGCTTCTATATCTGGCTCTAACGGGTACTCTTTTGTGACACATAACTCTTCATAATGCAAAGGAAATAACTTTTCAAACTCTGGGAGGAACTGTAGTGCGTCTACGTCCTCGTAGATTAGTTGTGTCATGCTGGTAAATATTTCTCCGATTTAATCTGCTTACCTTGTGATTTACGCCCTGTTCGTGCATGGCGTACCTTGTCCATCATTTTATAAAGGTGCCTTGCTCCAGCGTCAGTGGAACCATTACCCAACCCAGAAACAACGTCAGATGGGACGACAAATTCACCATCAGCAAGTCTAGCTTCTTGTTTTCCGCCAATCTTGGCTGGAATAGAGTCGCTCATACCATCACCCGGACCTTTGAGTAAACGACCACCGTCAGAGTAAGAACCTAATGTACTAATTCCACCACTAGCCATACCACCAGCAGCGTATGCCGGTTTAACATTCATTGTTAAAGAGTTGGCAGGGCTTTGTTTTAATGCTTGAGCAATAATTTCTGGAAATGAATTAAAAAAACCTGAATCACTAGCACTTGGAATAGCATCATAGCGACCAGTACTTTCTAATTGATATCCCTGTGGATTTGGCAATGGAGTGTCAAATTGTCCCGGATTTCCTCCAGCAGCCAAGGAAGTAATACCACCTTCTGCGTATTGAGCGTGATATAAAGGGGTTGGAGGAGTTACTACATCAGGTTGATAATTATTAGGGTCATACTTAAACTTCTGTAATGGACCGCCAGTATAGATAGCGTTTGGAGGAGTATAGGCTCCAGCAGGTCTTTGGCTTAATGCACCTAAAGTATTGATGCCAGCAGATGTATATAATTGAGCATTAGATGGCAATGTTCCTGATGGACTAAATATATTTGCATTTCCCAACATATTGCTAGATGGCGGTGGGGGAGTTACTGGAGGGGTAACTGCGGGAGGAGGAACTCCTTCCATTGGAGTATTTACTGGAGCCATTTCTACTGGTGGATTAGCCCCAGAAGGTAATGTAGGAGTATCAGGCATAAATCCAGTTGCTGCACCACCCAATGCACCCATTTCTGCGGCTCTTAATGCATTTTGACCAGTAGCTGCGGCAGTCAATCCAGACAGACCAGCGCCAGTTGCAGCACCAACAGCGGCTCCGCCAAGTCCACCAGCGCCCATAATTTCTGGAGCTAATGCACCAGCCACTTCAGGGGCGGCTACACCTGCGGCTATCATTAGCCCCATATCTAGTAAGTTACTGCCTCCGCCACCATTGCTACTCATATGTATTCCTTATAGAATTTTGCTCATTTTACCACTGTTTAAACTGCGCTACCACTAGAATTTACCCATTTAGAACCGTTATACCAAATAGGAATTCCAAGGGTTTTATCAAAATATTGTTGCCCAGTTACCAAATCTACGGCTGGTCTATTGGCTGTTGTGCCATAGCGAACGGTAGAAGTTGCTCTTGTAAAGTTATCTATTTGCACAAAATATAGGCGTAATGCGTTCAGTATTTGGTTTTCAAAGGATTGGTCATACATCATCCCAGCCACAGGCAAGTTGGGTGCTTTTGTGGGGATAATGGTAGGATTAATCATCTTCTACCGTCTTGTTTAACGTCATAACGATTTGTGCCTAATTGCCACGCTGTTCCTATGGTGTTGGAATAGCATTTAAACGCCATTTGGCGCCCTCTAAGGCGTGTATAGACCTCTCCTGTGAACTGCTGTACCGTATACTCTTGAGGCGTAGGATAAGCGTAAGATTGGCTACTGGTGACAAGGTTCTGGTCTGTAGAGCCATACGCCGTTCCAGAGTTTTGGCGTGGATATAGCGCCATCGTCACTTGTGGATTAGCTACGGTTGAGCCATTAAAGTTCACGTCAGGTAGTAATCTCCATACAAATCCAAAATGCTGACCGCTATTGTTTTGGTCAGATGCCATAATGCCAAAGTCAGAAGACTGAATATAAGCATAAATAGGTTGTGTTTGAGATGTAGCAGAATCATCTACTCCGCTCTCATGGTATAAGAGTCTGCCGTTATAATCAGCCGCCACTGGATTAGATTGAATATTGTTCTGAATCCATGCGCTTCTACCGTTTAACGCCCAAGCTGTACCTGTACCAGAACCTACGCCCGTGGCTACAAAGTAGGTTCCTACGTTATTGTTTGCTGCACCAATAGCGGTAAAGTTTGTTGTTCCCGCACTGCTAATGACATATTGTTTTCCAACTACAAAAGAGCCAGCATTTACTTGAACGGTTTCAAATGTGCCATAAGCCCATGCATCGTCTAAATAGTTGTAAATGACGTATTTGTCAATTGAGTTGTCAATGCTTTCGTTGCTAACATAGAACCACCAAACTTCGTTAAAACCTTCGTTAGCTCCAGCAAATACTTGAAATGCTTGATTGATGTTTAAATCATCAAATACATATTGACGCAAAGTTGATGGAAGGGTGTGAACTGTACCGTCATATTTGTAGAATTTAGACGTGCCCATCCAGTACGTGATGTTGTTTACCGTTACCATGCAGTTAGGCGACATAACAGATATGTTATCCATTAAAAGCTGGAATGACCATACATATGGGTATCCTACATACTGCATTGTATATAGGGCGGTATTAGTCCAAATTAAAATCTCTTGACGGGTTGCCCTTGCGCCCATAATAAATGAGCCATTCGATAGAGCAAATTCACCAGATTGATTGGTTACTTGCGGAACCCATTGATAAGCATTCGCTTGGTCCGACCAGCGTACAAGCATAGGGTTAAACGTAGCACTGTAAGTGCCACCATTATACGAGTTAGAACCAAACGCAATAACGAACTCTTGAATAGCAGACGTGATAACTTGGAGAGTAGATACTGGTACATATTGACCTGCATAAGAAATAGTGTAGTTTCCGCTAGATGCGGCAGTCGATGGAATGGTAAGCGGTACAGAAGTAGAGCCTATTACATAGTTAGAAGATACTTGCGTACCAGTCGCTATTCCTGTGCCTGTAATATATGAATATGGATAAATTCCAGCGGGCGCAGAAGCTATCGCAGTGGAAGAACCGCTAGCAAAAGATAAAGAGGTAATCGTACTTGCGGTAGTATTAGCCAAAGAAGACAAGGCTACTGCTCTAGTGGTTACTCCGCCTGAATCTTGCCAATAATAAATTGGTCCGCCACGAGGAGCTAATACAAGGTCTTGACCAAAGTTATCATTTGTCCAAAGTCTTAATTGGCTATTAATTCCTGTAGCATTGTTATAGGCTGTTCCCCACCCACGTGTCCCAGATTGTTTTTCAGCAATCACAGAAGAACCACCGCCTGTTGTTGTAGAAGTTGCTACAAATGAACTAGGAAGCGTAATGCT